CGTAATCCGGGCGTAATCCGGCCATTATCCAATTTCTCCAAACAACCGGCCTTATGATGTCCCCATCAAAGGGGGAATTGTCGCCGGAATCACCCTTGCACAAGCTCATGCGCAGCTCTACACCTGGATTGTAGCCTCAACGGCGGTTGCATCCGGGCAGTCTTTTTCCCTTGGCGACAAGGTTCTCACTCTCGCCAACGCCTCCGAGATCCGCAAATCCATCGAATTTTGGGATGCCAAGGTTCAGGAACTGAGCCGAGGGGGCCGGGCAGTCAAGGGGATCACGCCATGCTGAAGGTGGAGATAAAACCGAATCCCATCGACCGCATCGTCAGCTTCTTTGATCCCGTGCGCGGGGTCAAGCGCATGAGGGCCAGGGCATTCGAGGCTCTTTCCGGGTCATATACCGGCGCATCCCGCACGCGGAGAGCGCTGAAGGAATGGCGCACACAGAACGCCGATGCCGACGCCGATATCCTCTATGACCTTCCCCTGCTCCGCGAACGATCCCGGGATCTGCTGCGCAATGCCCCGATCGCAGTAGGAGCCATCGGAACGTCGCTCGCCAACGTCGTCGGAACTGGCCTGAAGCTGCAGTCCAGGATCGATGCCGAATATCTCGGTATGACGGAGGACAAGGCCGACGCCTGGGAAGACCATACCGAACGAGAGTTCCGCCTCTGGTCCGAGTCCCAGGAGTGCGACATTTCCCGGACGCAGAATTTCGTCGGCCTGCAGGCTCTCGCTTTCCGGCAGACGCTCGAAAATGGAGACGTCTTCGCCCTCCTTCCCCGGATCTCCCGTCGCGGATCCCCCTATTCGCTCAAGCTGCAGCTGGTGGAGGCAGACCGGGTCTGCAATCAGAATTGGGCATCAGATACCGAGACCGTCACCGCCGGCGTCGAGAAGGATCCGGCGACCGGGGCCCCCGTCGCCTATCATGTGATGAATCAGCATCCCGGTGCGACCAGGGTCTGGAAAAAGGACGGCATGACCTGGAAGGTCGTACCTGCCTTCGGAGAAAAAACCGGAATACGGAACGTCCTTCATCTCTATGAGGTGACCAGGCCCGGCCAGACAAGGGGTGTTCCCTTCCTGGCCCCGGTCATGGAGACCCTGAAGCAGCTCGACCGCTATACCGAAGCCGAACTCATGGCGGCGGTTGTCTCCGGCCTCTTCACGGTGTTCGTGCAATCAAAGACCGGAGATCTCGATTTTCCGACCGCATCGTATGGAATGGGAACGGAAACGAGCGCCGCGGCCACGGACACGGACATGAAGCTCGGAAACGGGGCGATTATCGGCCTGAAGGATGGCGAAAGCATCGAAAGCGCAAATCCCGGCCGGCCGAACACCGCATTCGACCCCTTCGTGAAGGCGATCCTCGAACAGATCGGCGCCGCCCTCGGCATCCCGTTCGAAGTCCTGATCCGGCATTTTTCGGCATCCTATTCGGCGAGCCGCGCTGCGCTTCTCGAGGCCTGGCGTTTTTTTCGCTCCCGCCGTGTCTGGCTGGTCTCCGTTTTCTGCCAGCCGATCTATGAGATCTGGCTTTACGAGGCCATTGCTTCCGGAAGGATTGCAGCTCCCGGGTATTTTTCGGACCCGATGATCGCGAAGGCCTACAGCGGGGCGGAATGGACGGGAGACAGCCCGCTCTACATTGATCCCCAGAAGGACGTTGAGTCGGCAAAGGGCCGGATTGACGCGATGCTTTCCACCTATGACGCCGAGACAACCCTCCTGACCGGGGGAGATTTCGAGAAGAATGTCCGGCAGCGGGGCAAGGAAAAGCGGATGCTCGACAACGCGGGGCTCACGCCGGCCCCTGCAGCTCCGGCCCAGGCCGGTCAGGCATCCATCCCGGCCGATCCGGGCCAAGGAGGCAAACCGTGAAGATCTTAGACGTGCTCACCAGCCCCTGGTCTATCTGCCCCGAGAAACTCGCGGAGATCCGCAACATCTATCGGACGCACCTCCATGGCCCGAAGATCGATTGGAAGGAGATGGAAGCGCGTGCCGGGCTCCCCCTGGGCAGAGACAGCCGGGATGAACAGTACCAGGTGATGAACTGCGTCGCCGTGATCCCGGTGAAGGGCGTCCTCACGAAAGGCATGTCCTTTTTTTCCTTCCTCTTCGGCGGATCCGGAATGAAACAGATCGGGATTGCCTTCCAGGCGGCCCTCGAGGACCCATCCGTACAGTCCATCCTTCTGGACATCGATTCCCCCGGCGGAACCGTGGACGGGACGGAGGAGCTCGCAGAGGCAATCTATCAGGCCCGCGGGCAGAAGCCGATCACGGCCTATACGGATGGCAATATGCAGTCCGGAGCCTATTGGATCGCGTCCGCGGCGGATGAGATCTTCATCTCCGGCGACACGGTCATGATCGGCTCCATCGGCGTGGTGGCCACCCATATCGATCAATCCAAGTCTGACGAGGCCTACGGGGAAAAGTGGACGGAGATCACGGCCGGGAAATACAAGAGGCTGGCATCCAGCCATGCCCCCCTGACGAAAGAGGGTGCGGCATACATCCAGGACCAGGTTGATTACCTCTACTCGACATTCGTGAATACCGTCGCCCGCAACCGGGGCATTTCCGAGGAGGAGGCGCTGGCCATGGCGGACGGGAAAACCTTTATCGGCAAACAGTCAATCGAGATCGGGCTCGTGGACGGTGTCGAAGCGTTTTCCGACCTCATCAATTCCCCCGCTTTATCTGCGGGCCAGAAAATTTCAATGAAAAAGGAGGATCACATGGATCTGAATGAACTGAAGACAAAACATCCCGATGTTTATGCGGCAGCCATAGCGGAAGGAAAAACCGCCGGAATGGCCGAAGGACAGGCATCGGGGCGAACCGCGGGACTCGAAGAGGGAAGGGCCGCGGGAGCGGCAGCGGAACGGCAGCGGATCATCGAGGTCCGGCAGCAGCTGATCCCCGGCCACGAGGCCCTCATCGAGTCGATGGTCGCGGACGGAACGACGACCGGACCCGAAGCGGCAGTCAGGGTGCTGGCAGCCGAGAAGGTCGTCCGCGAAAGCAAGCTCGCGGCTTTTCAGGCGGACGGGACGCTCGGCGTACAGCAGCCCGCGGCCCCTGCTCTGCCCGCGAAACAGCCCGAGAAGGACTTCATGGCCGTCGTCGAGCAGACGATGAAGGAGAAGCATATCGGGCGCGGTGCCGCCGTGAAGCTCGTCGCCAGCGAACATCCGGAGCTTCATGAGGCCTATCTCGCCGGCCTGAAGCCTGGAAAGAGCGCATAACCGGGATCCCCGAAAGGACATCCGAAAGGAGGAGCAAACAGATGAACGACAATGGATTCAAGACTTTTTACGCGTATGAGGCTCTCGCAGCCAAGCGGCGCGTGAAGATACACTCCGGGACCACGACGACACCCCCCCAGGTGGATTACGCCGACGCCGGCGAGGATTTCATCGGCGTGACCGAATTCGGCGTGGACGCCGATGCGCTCGTGACCGTCAAGCTGAACTCGGCGCCGGGAACCTTCGAGTGCGAGGCGACCCTGTCCTCAACCATCGCCCGCGGGACGGTGCTCTATGGTGCGAACGATGGGAAGGTCTCCGATGCTTCCAGCGGCACGGCCCAGGGCGTTGCTCTCGAGGCGGTATCGGCCAGCGGGGACATCATCGAGGTGGCCTTCTGGAACGTGAAGGCGACCGTGGACTCCACCGTCAGCTATACCGACACCCACAGCCTCACCTCGGCGGCCACGGTGATGGCGGCCCTGGATGAGCTCTACCAGAACGCGATCAGCGTCCAGGGCTTCATCAATATCCCCCTGACGAGCCTGCGGGAAGTTTCCGCCGGCCTTGCGGTCGGGAATACGGCCGCAAACGGAGGCCTTCTGGCCAGCGACACCACGCCGATCCTTGCCCCGATCGGCGGATCTCCGGTCGATGGATGCCAATGTCTCGATTGGGCAAACAGCAACAACAACGTGGTGCTCTTTCAGACCGCCCTTCCGCCCGACCTCGATGACGGCGCCGACCTGGTGATCCACATGAGGACCAAGAGCGGCGGGACCAGCAACGCGGTCGGCTTCACCTCGGCCTGCTATTTCAACGAGGCCGACACGGCCGTGGCCGACACTTCCGAAACGAATCAGACGACGAGCTGGGCAGAGAAGATCATCACGATCGCGGCTGCGGACGTTCCCTCCGGCGCCCAGACGCTGACCTGCGCCCTGACCCCCGTGGCCCATACGACCGATCATCTGTACCTGTCGGCCCTGTGGATCGAATACAAAACGAAGATCAAGACTTCGTAAGGAAGCGATGACTTCGCAAGAAAGGAGACAATAAAATGCCCAGACCCACCAGCTCAACGACATTGCAGCGGGCCGATCTCGGAGCCATCGCTTACGAATACGCGGTGGAGGCCTCCCAGCGCGGCTTCATCGGCCTCGAACTGCTCCCGATATTCGAGGTTCCGGAGCAGTCCGCGGATTATCCGGTCATTCCCATCGAAGCCCTGCTCAAGCTGCAGGATACGTCCCGGGCGCCCCGTTCCGGATATGGGCGGAGCGATTACAATTTCGAGACCGGAACCTATGCCTGCAAGGAAGACGGATGGGAGGAAGCGGTGGATGACACCGAGGCCGCCCTCTATCGCAGGTATTTCGACGCCGAGGAGGTCGCGGTCAGGCGTGCCGTGGACATCCTGCTCCGCGGCCAGGAGGCCAAGATCGCGGAGATGCTCATGGACACGAGCAACATCACGGGCACGTCCAACGTGGGAACCGAGTGGAGCAAGCCCGCCACGGCCACCCCGCGGGCCAACGTGAACACGGCGAAGGCGGCCATGCGGGCCGCGTCGGGGCTGATCCCGAACGTGATCGCCATGAGTTACAAGGTCTTCCAGGCGACCCTGATGGTCAAGGAAATTACCGACGCCCTGCAGTACACGAATCCGCTCCAGATGGGCGGGGAAGAGGCCCAGAAGCAGGCGCTCGCGCAGTATTTCGGCGTGAGCAAAATCCTCGTCGGAAACGCGATCAAGGACAGCGGCAAGAAGGGCGCCGCCTTCACCATCGCCGACCTCTGGGATGACGAGTACATCCTCCTGGCGAAAATCTCGACGGGCGGTCCGGATCTCCGGGAGCCGTGCCTCGGGCGGACCTTCCTCTGGACGGCGGACAGCCCCCAGAACCTCGTGACGGAGCAGTATCGCGAGGAGCAGAAGCGGTCGAACATCTACCGCGTGCGGCACAATACGGCCCCGTCGTTCATCTTCAGCGGCGCCGGGTACCTGCTCGGGAACATCATGGCATAACCAAGCGCCCTGCAGTTATCCCGGCCGCCGGATCCCCCTCACCGGCGGCCGGGATCGGGCCTTTCGACAATCTGCTGCGGGGGCAGCGAGGTGCGATATGATTGCCTTCTCTCAATCGGTAACCGACAAATCCCAGGCGGACGGCGCCTTCATCATCACCCCGGATTCGGCCGAAAGCCTGTGCCGTTACCAGGTTCTGGTGGAGGTCAACCAGGTCCCATCCGCGGGAAGCCTGGCCGTCGCCGTCCGATCCCCGGGAGCCCGGGAGTTTGTGACCCTGGACGGGAGCTTCGACCTCACCAGCTCCGACCTTCTGAAGGTCTTCGGCCCCTGCTTCGCGGCGGAGATCAAGTTCACGCCGACGAG